CTACGCCAAGAGTGGCGAATGCGCCTTTTAGCGAGAAGATAGTTCGAGATATTGCAGAAAGTCCTTTTCGGAATATTCCTAATGTGCTACCAAGAGTTCTGGTTGTCTTCGCAAATTTGCTTAGTTCAATCTGAACAGTTCCAGCCCGTTGACCCAATTTTTTAATATCACCTTGTAGCTGTTTTAATTCCTTGTCAGCAGAAGACGATGTTTTTTGAGTCTCTTTTAATTCTTTATTTACTTCGTCTAAATTCTTGGATGCCGCATCTTTTAGACGTAGCAATATTTCTAACGTCTCACTATCGGGCATTCGCTTATCCTTTTCTTCTTAGGTATTGCCGCCATTGCTTCGGTTTGGCAAAACGTCCGGTTCTGACGGCAATCGCCATTTGCTTCTGATTATCGAATTTAATCAATTGATGCTCATTCAAAGCATCGATAAAGAACGAATACCCATAATCTAAGACGAAGACGTGTCCACATTCGATGAGGGTACAAGCAGTTTTGAAAAGTCTTCGGTAATCGCCCGCCGCAAGTTGTTTAGAACCTCTTCCAATCCCAACTGACGGGCCGCCCCGAAAAAAACTGAATTTGCTTCTTGAAACTTATCCCAAATGATTTTTATATCACTAGGAGCCATATCCAATAAATCATTGATACTGACATTGGAAACGGCGGGTAGTATTGTATCCCCAAAGAATTCTTTGAACGCATTAAGCGATAAATTTTCGGATATCTTCTCGTCTTGCATTAGGTCAATGATCTGTCGTATAGTTAATTCATAAACAGTGAACGACTGGTCATAACCTTCGATTTTAAAGGAATGCGTCTTTCGCATATTTTTCTCCCATTCACTTTTACTACCGACAAAACCACTATTATGTAGTGGTTGTGGTGGTAGTTGTGGTTGTGGTTACGTAAGTCACAGTGATATACGGTGACGTAGGATTGTTGGCCGAATCAGCTAAACCCTCACCCGCAAAACTCATCACCATGTACTCCTCACCGATCAACTGAAATGGGCCATTCGGCGAAAGAGTCATCTTCCAAAAACGCCAAATTTGATTCGACCCAATCGGATTATCGGAGACAAACTTGATTGCATATTCCTTATCGGTCTGAGTCAAAGCACTTACTACATTTCCGGCTTTTGTACCCATAAGGAATTTATTAAGGTTAACTGCGGCTGGTTCATCCAAGTCAAAACGAATCGCATACTCCGTTTGGATGACAGGGTTTTTGTCTTTTTGTCTAAACCCTGATCTGGAGCTATAATGCGGAAGACGTTCCAAAGTCGGCTCAACCTCAACTGATGTAGCATTTCCCATATCTGTATAACCAGACGGATCGGTTGGCGGAGTATTTCCCGACCATTCACCGATGTAGAGAATGCCTTTGCCGATTGCGTAATTTTGAACATTATGCGGAGTAGCCATGATTAAATGCCTCCTGTATCATGCACATAGATTGAATTATCGGTTATCTTGAAAGCCACGAATGGCTCCCAATAAGCATGATTTTCATCGATGTTCAGTGTAGTATCAATGACTAGTCCACCCTTAAGTTGATCCGCATAGAGTTTCACCCAAATATCATCCGCAATTGTAGATATCGCGGAATCGGGATTTACATTATCTTGAATATAAACGAAGATATCGACCGCAAGCTTTGACCTTACAATTTCTACCCCGCCAGCTTTTCGACCGCTTTTCTTCTCTAAAGGTACTGGTAACCGTCCAACTACTGCGGCCACAGGAAATTGGGGCAATGCAAATTCTTCGAGATCGGAATACGCTTGCATTTTTCGGGTCACTGTACTGATCGATGAAATATCTTCCAATAAGCTAACGATCCAAAGAATTATTTGTTCACGCTTGCTGTTTTCAGCCATTTTACTTCCTTACTCGGCGGAATCCGTGAAAACTAAATCACGAAGATGATCGCCAATCATATTCAAGATTTGCTGTTGCTCACTTGCGGATATCGCAAAAAATCTACGATCCTCATTCAAGAAATACGCCTTTTGAGCAGAAGTAATTTTCTGCTTGCGTTCCCGCGTATCTCCTGATTTCGTTTTGTACTTATAGGGTTTTCCCATGGTCGGCAAGAAGAAAATCCTTGCCGAATCCTTTGTGGCACTGAACGTCATACTACTCATCATGGTGCCATGAAAAAACAAATTAACTTTATCAGTTGGATGGCCCGTCTTCTGCCGAAACAACGCCCAGCCAGGAGAATAAGGAATAAAAGGTGCGCCGGATGCATCAACGCCTTGACTAGTGCGCAATTGGATCTTCGCAATCAAATAATTTGCGATCTCTGACATTAAATCTTCTGTCAGAAAATACCTTTGCGCTCGGTCAAACCTTTTAATTAAACGGTCTAACCCACGTATGGCAATGACTACATCTGTTCCGGCGTCACCGTTAGCCATTTAACACCTTACTAATCTTCGCTGACGCGGCTGGTATGATTCATCTGAAGCAATTGTGTCATCATCATCCCAATCGTAGTTAATTCCTAACGATAGCAATTCTGATAACTCATTATTGTACTTTGTAGCAAACAGATTCATTTGCCGTTCAAAACCATCCGCTTCGGGTGAGTCTTTCATAAGATACATATAGATTAACTCTAATGTTTTATAGCAACTTAGACGTAGTAATTGATCCACATCTACCTTTTCAGCATCAAACGATGTTTCACGCCAATCGATTTCATTATCTTCCGCAACCTCACGATACCAGCGGGAGATAAGCACTCGATTAATAATCGAAAATGCTTCTTGGTGTTGCTCTTCCCAATCAGACACACCCAAAGACAAGATGTTAGGCCGAATCTTAACCAGATCATCGTCAGTGGAGTAAACGGTGACGGCCATTATTTAGTTCTCCTTTTAATCTTGCGCGTCTTACGCGGTTTCTCACTGGACTTGGTTCTGGACGAAGTCTTTTTGGACGATGACTTCTTTGTTGATTTAGTCGATGACTTTTTTGTCGTCTTTTTCGGCTTATCAACGGCGGCTGGTTTCAAATTTTCGCCGCCTGATTCTTTGCTACTTTTATCATCGTCCACAAGGGAATCACCAACAACGGTAAAACCCAAACCTTTTGCTTCCGTCTCACCTTTACTACCCATTCGTGCCGCCGCAACCTTTTCGGTAACGTTTGGAGCCATTACCTTAACATCAGGCTGTTTTATCGGCACTGGATCAGGGATCAGCATCGGTGGTTCAGTTGCGTCAGGCTTTACTTCTGGATACCCCATACCCTTAAGGGTATCCGCGACCTCATCGTCTTCGGTTTCAAATTGACCGTTAACGAATTCAGCTAATGCACGTCCAGCTTTCGGGTTCCATACAATTGTAGGCAAAGTTGCCCTGTAAAATTTTCGTTTTTTACCCATTGTATTACTCCTTTACGACAGTTGTGCCCTAACCCCACTTTTAGGTGGTAGTGGTCGTCGTGCTGGTAGTGGTCGTGGTCGTACTAGTTGTTGTCGTAGTGGTCGGCCACGAAACCAACTCATCCAGTTTGGTGAAGTAATCCCTCAGTTGCGGTGCAACCGCAGGATTGGTCTTCACCCAATCACGGATTTTCTCGTATTTTTTTGCCATTTCGTTTTCTCCTTATAAATTTAGAGTTTTTCGTTTCCCTTATCTTCCCATGAACACAATCAGATCAAGGGTTCTTACGAAGTGGCAAGCCCGGTGATCGTTCCATGATATTCTTCCGGCCCGTAGTCAAGACCAATCTGACCATAGATCTGACCACTTTCACTTGCACCTGTTTTACTTAACTCCTCGTAAAACAGAACACCCTTTTCGGGAACCGGCAGGAAGACAGGCGAACACACGGAGAGATCCGCAATCAGCAATGTTGCCGCAGGCACGTTCGGTGCCCAAACAACGCCGAGAATGGCGAAGTCGGTTTCAATCTGATTGATGTTGTAACCACCAACATTCCGATCTTGCGGCGCATAGCCGTAGATATCCGACAGTTTTTGCTTCTGAAAAGCATTTACAAAAATCACCGGATTCACGAATTCTGCTCCATTCGCGGCCATGGTGCGAAGCAATTGATCCACTAATGCTTTATCAAGAGTCGCGGCGGCGGCGGCAACCGTGTTGGTCGCGCAAGCAGTAATAATTCCACGAGTCTTCGCGGCAACAGCCGCACTCGTTGCTTGCTGATAGGCACCGTTCAGAAACGTGTAGTCAGTATTGACAGCGATCTGGCGCATGTGCGCGGAGATCTGAAAATCCCTTTCGTTCTGAACCGGCTGAACCCCTGAAATATCTACAAGGTTGGTTGTGGCGTCAGCCGTGACTTGCCCAACAACGGATTGCTTCGCGTAAGACACGGTAACGGCTCGATGGAAGATCTGAACCGTGTTTACGTCCTGATCGCGCACATAAGTCCACGGATTCGGCGCGGTTAGAGAAGCAGTTTCGGTGACGGCAGGTTGCGCGGCACTTTCCAACGCCCACGGTTGCGCAAGCGGGAATTGGAAATCGGCAACGGTACGAATGGCACCACCCTGAAGACCACCGATCATATTCAAGAACGGCGTCTGATTCGCGCCGATCAAGTAAAGTTCACCAGTGTAGTTAGGACAATTCCAAGTTGTTGCGGTAGCATTTACATTAGCCATTTTGTTTTACTCCTTTAAATGGTTTGCTATGCCGCGTTTTTCCGTTTTTGCTTCAAATTCCAAATAGCATTCTTAAGCCGAACACTATTTCTTGCATCCTTTGCTTCAACGGCGGCGGCATATTCTTTTTCGAGTTTTTTAAGTTCATCGTCATCGTCAAAGTCACCGTCTCCATCACCACCGCGAGATCCTGTACCAGCCGCACCCCCACGAAGCATTGCATCCTTGTCGGGGTGTGACTCGAAGATAAGATTCATTGCTTCTCGGAAATCAGCAATTTCACCCGGATTTTCTTTCGAGTAAACAATGTCTCCATTTGCATAATGCCCGATTAGAGACAACTCACCGGTTTTCTCATTTTCTTCGATCTTAAACTGTTTTCCAAAATGGTCAACAGCCATAGCGGGTAGTACATTGGTTTTTGGTTTCTGGCCGCTAAAAAGTGGATGCGTAGCAAATTTATTATCCACCATCAATCGGCGAATTTGCTCATCCTTTTTTGACAGCTTACTCGTAAAAGACTCTTCTTTTAAACCAAAGGCATCCGCCTGTTGCTTCATCTGAGTCTCATAAGAATCCTTGATATCGTCCTTTAACTTCTGGACTTTATCAGCCGCCAACCAATCTTTTTCGTTAAAATTAGCTACTTTTTCTAAGGCTTGTTCAGCCTTAGTTTTCCAATCCGCAAGATCATCAATCCCATCGAAGAGTTCCAGACTTGTCTTTAAAGTCTGGTTTGCTTCGCGGTGCTTTTTATTTTCGGCACCGAGATCGATTATCTTCTGATACATTGCGGGTGGATCAAGTGCCAATTCCTTCCCATCCGGGTCGATATAGATTGGCTTTTTAACATCACCCTCTTCCGCAAAAACAGGTAACTTTGACTCCTCATCAGTTTTCAAAATCCAAGGTTTTGGTTCTGGCATGGCATCCGCCTTTCTTGCCCCATCCGGGGTCGTTAGTAGTAATTAGATGTGTTGCATCCGCAACGTTCTAGCCGACAGCATCAAGCGCAAAATGACTACAGCAAACTGATAGATCTCATCCAAAATCTATCATGGTTTAAAGTAGTAAATTCCGCCATCCGCAAGTTTATGGTTCCGCACATCGAAGTGAAACCAAGAAATGTCAGTTTCAATTGCCTTAATGAGTCCATACTCTTCCCGGTCAGGGTTTGCAATAATGTCTTGACGAATTTCTTCGGCTGTCACTTTAATGGGAACGAGATCCAAAGCTCTTCCAAATTTATGTTGACTTAAAGCCGCACCGACCGTAGTATTAAAAGGCCGATAACCCCTGTAATTGTTATTACCACCCCAGTTCCACGTATTGACTACCATCGTTCCGAATCGGTGGCGCAACAAATCAGCAGTAATTAAAATGCGATCATCAAAGAGTAGCCAAAGTTTTTTGACTTCGTGCTGTTTCTCATATTGATGAAACATTTCTTGCGGCACTAGCTCATAGATCTGAAAGAATTTTGGTAAATACATTTTTACTCCTTTTCAAATATTATTTTATTTTTTTGACCATGCAACGGCACCAAATGAAGATTATCACCATAAGCAATCTCCGATGGAATGCCATCTGGAAAGGCTTTGCAAACAACTCTTTCCGTTTCCTCATCTTCGTTATCTTGCTTTACGCCGATGAAATGCTTGCACAATCTTTTGGAGCAATTAGGTTCAGCGATCATAATGGTTCACCAAATTCCTTTACATGTTTTTCATACGCGGCTTTTACTCCATCAAAATTCTCTTCCAATATCGGCACACCGACACGAAAGAAAAATGAATACGGTTCAAACTTTCCGATAACAGCCGCGAATGTTTCGTAGCTATGATATTCGGATATTGGCATTTCACGAATGACTACAATATCCTGACCTTTGCGAACCTCAAAGCGAAGATAAACATCAGCCGTGGATGCATATCCCTCAATTAATGAATCACTACTTGATATGACACAAATCAAATTCATTCTGTAAAGTACTCCACCGGAATATTATATCGTTTCGCAAGTTGTTCGATATGGGTCAATCCGCCACCATAGCCATACCGCGAATGAATAACTATCTTTACTACATCACCCCTTGCTAAATCGATACCCCCAT